GCTAACTTGGGAGTTATTTCGACTAGCAATGCAAGGGGCGCGTGCTCGTCACAGAACATACTCTTTGGTTGCTGTTAAGTAATTTTAAGATTCCCAACTCATTCCAGAAGATAAAAACTTTATAAAGACCCTTGACAACGCGGGCTAGCTCGGTAGTGTATGAACGACTTACCTCATCACTTCCATGAAAGCAACAGGCGGCTGGGTCACAGCCAACAAAGCGAGCGAGCTCTTGGGCATCGACAAAAAAACTTTATTTAAAATGCGTGACGACGGTACTCTGCGTCTTGGTCCTCATTACGCCGCATTTAATGATACGTATTCCCGTGATTCTTATCGCTGGAATGTTACTAAAGTTCGAAAAGAATTAAAGAAACAAAATATTCTCATTCCTTAAATCATCACAGTTTAATTAACACCCCCCTCTGGGGGTTTTTTATTGCTTGTAAATTAATTTTGATTCAACATTGTAAAATTCTCAATCAAGATGTTGTTTGTTGCTATGTTAAATAATTTTTGAATCATCGGAAACAAGATTGGAGATTGACAATTATTAGGTGGTACATCCATGATCGAAAGAGAACGTACCGTCTGCTGAAATACTTTTTCCTTTTGTATTTTCTTCTCAGTTTCTTTTACCAAACGTTGTTCCCACTCTGTCATGCTTGTGATCCCCACGGGGAAGTCAGACGGTTCAGGAGGAAATACCCTGTCCCTGAAACGAAGTGCATAAATATGTTTGCAGTATCTCAACTCATCAAGCAATGGTTCCCAATTATCAGACACCGTCAAGATTACGTCTTGCGGAATGGAATTGGCATCTGTTTCAATTCTTTGTGAACTGTAATCATCAAAGCCTGGCATCCCTTCTGCCCTTGCTCCAGGGGTTGCAATATTTGCTGTACTCCTTTTATAAATAAAACCAAATTCACTGTACACTCCAGGGTTATCCCTGGTTGCTTTTAGGTTGGTATTGGATTCATTAGTGACTGTGTAATCTAATTCAAAACCTTCAGGTGCAAAAACTTCAATATCTCTATTGACATCACTGGGGGTCATTGCATTGTTATTTACAATACCTCCTAATTTAGTAACTTCAAATCGACCAGGCTTTACTGTAGAAATGCCACCACGGGGGAATCTCCTTCTGTTTGAATTTTCTTTACTCATTACAAAGGCGTAATCCCTATTAGTAAAATCTTGACATGTACAAGAGTAACGAGAACCCGTAATTAAAAATCTCCCTGGTGTGAAACCAATGGGTGAAGGAGTGAGTAATTGCTTGTCTGGTGAAACATACACAGAACCTGCTTTTTTAAATGTCAGTATTCCCGTGTTCTGATCAAGAGCAGTTACAACGGCTTGTACATAGCCGTATCTTGTTTGTGTTGCAGGATTAATCGAATCGCTTGTGATTATCTCACCGTCTTGCGTGATTATTCTGTCTTCAAATATCTCTGTGACTGCTGGCTTAGATCCAGTGGGCTCTCCTGGTACAGAAATAAAGAAGGGTGCGGGCAGTTGATTGGTTGGTCCCCATGTACCAGCTAGTTTCACGTACCAGTTATTTGCATCTTCAGTGACAGATTCAACAAATAGTTTTTGACTGCTTATGGGATCTGTTAGTTGATCACAACGTAAAGAACCAGCAAAACGCCACATGGCCCAGTGCATTCCAAGTTCTTTATTGATTGTCGGAAATCCTACAAAGGCTCCTGATATGGTCGGACTTAAATTGCCAGAAGTAGATGCATTGGGTATTTCATAACGAAACGGAAACACATACTCATTGTTATAAGTATGTGCGTTGGCTATTTCATATCCTCTGCGCCAACGCGACCATGCTGATTCCCTGTTTGAAGTATAGATTGAATCTGGGACACTTCCCCGAGAAAACTCCGTGCTGATCGGTTTGATGAGCCCAGGAGTTAACGGTGTGGTTTGTTGAAAATTACCAAAGGAATTCCCAATTTTTTTAGCCATGAATCAATAGAATCCGCCTTGTGCAATTACGTGTGCACCAGGAGTATAACCAGAAATATTGGGGCCATCGGGGAATACGCCAACGTAAAGTCGGTCGCCACGCTCTAGTAGAATTCCTTTATTGCGAAGAGGAGCAGTAGTCCCAAGGCCAGTGGTATTGCCAGCAGCAACAACAGGAGAGCCAAGAACCGGAAGGACATCTGAACAGTCAACCTCTTGGGTATTGGCGGGGACTGTCTTGATGAATACAACACGATAGTCACCGTTGGCAGGCACGGGAGTCGTGGTACCCCGGCTATGGTACACCACAAATGAAACAGCGGGCTGACTGCCGTAAGTCACACCGTTGTAATCAAAGCCCTGGGTCAAACCACCTGAGTAGTGTAGTGCTGTATTGACACCTGTTAACGTACCAGCGCCGGTGTAAGTGTAATAACCGACACCACTGGCCGCTCCGCTGCCCGTCAAGATGCCTGTAGCCGCAATATTGACAACCTGTCCACTGATAAAGGATACGACGGTTCCAGAGGACGCTACGTTTACCGTGTAGTCTTCTTCGCGGTAATAATCGTTGCGTACAATTTTAATTGAATCGACAATTCCGCCGCTGTTATTATCTTCACTCAAAGTGGCATCCATGTCCACAAGAATGGCAGGCACCTGTCCACCTTGCACGAACACAGTATTGTTTGATGCGCTACCAGCCGTTTGAGTAGTTACCCGCACAGAATCGTACAGTGGGCGATCACTAAAAACTGGAGATTTATTCGTGGCTGTAGACGACAAAATATTAAGCCCTAATTGTTTTCATTATAAGGTATTTTAGCCGTTACATATATTCGGATAAATTACCGAATGGTGTTTGAGGCATCTTTGCTGTGGCCGCAAATAATCTTTGTGGATCTTTTTGCAACGCTAGAAAAGTCTGGAAGGATTCACCTGAATCAAGAATGGGAGAACCAACGTTAGAAGAAGGTCTGAATTTAAACTTCTTCTTGTTCCGATAATCCAGTCTTTCCTGGGGCTGCAATTGATAATCTTCTAAGCCCGCCGAGTAAGTCTCACCGGGCAAATAAGAATCAAGGTAATCTGCATACCGTGCCATTAAACTATCTCATCATCAAAGAACATGCGATAAGCATTCAAAAAAGAATCGCCGGTTAACTTGCCGTCCAACTCAGGCGTACTTAATGGAGGCAACGAACTTTGCGGCGTGATTGAAGGAAGAATCCCCATCACACGTTGAAGTAGCGAATTGCCTAACTGATTACCTTTTGCCGTGGGAGGCTGAGCAACCGGTGGGGTGGTTCCAGGGGGAGCCTGATCCAAGAAGCCGAGCTTACCGTAGATTTGCCGTGCAGCTTCTTGACGTTGTTTCGTTTTAGGTATTCCTGCCCGTTCAAAATCAGTAAGAAAACGACGTGCAGATTCTTCAGGTGACACTGCACCTTTCAAGGATTCAAACGCCCTCTTCTCTGGCCCCTGGAACTCATGAATAAGGAACTGTGCCTGGAGGTTGGCATCCCCAGGGTCCATCTTGCGACTTTTGGCAAAGTTTACAAGATTGGTTTGTCTACCTCCCGTCCACTGAGCAAAGCCATATCCACCGCGTCCCAACGGAGCTCCTACTTGGCCACCTTCATTTACCTTGGGATTAAAACCAGATTCAAGTTGAAAGTTTCCCAGTACACCAGCAATTTGTGCCTTGGTCAAACCCGCTTGTTTTAATTGTTTTGCAACAAGTGCAGCGTTGGGATTGATAGACATGTCTTCGCTTTTATTCTCCTACCCAATTTGAATTCGCTTTGAGACCAGGGACAAATACAGCTTGAAGAGCAATAACAAGGCTTAGTTTGGCAGTCAGTCGGCGAACAAAATTACGGCAAAGAATCATCGGTTTAGAGCAACAACACTGGCTTCCGTGGATCAAAAGATCTGTTATCCAGTTGGTGGACTTACCCACAGTGTGGTGCCAAGTAAGTTTATTTTATCAAATTGTTATTTTATGCGGCTGTTAAACGCTTGTTTTAATAGTTTTAATTGCATCTGGGTAAGATCAGCAGGCTTGTTCATTAAACCTGCAGTTGAGAAAACTCCTGCATCAAGCATTTCGGGAGGCATTTCTCCTTCTGGTGAATAAGCAAGTTGTTGAGCATTTACACCAAGACCAACACCAGGAATCTGAGCACCATATGTCTGTCCAAAATCAGTGGGGGCTTCCATTGAAGGTGCACCAACTTTTTCGGCAAATTGCGTAAGGTCTGTTTGCGTAATACCTGGTTGTCCTGTACCATACGTCTGTGTACCAAATACACTACTTGCTTCTTGAAAACCTGTTTGACCCGGCTTAAGTTTTTGAGCCAACTCTGGATTAGTAGTTGCCCAGATCTGTAGACCAATCTTGTCTTTTTCTTCGGGGCTCGCCGTGTTATATGCCTTCGTTAACTCAGCAATTTTATATTTCTTAAACATTGGATCTTGCTCTGTCATCTGTGCAACACGAGCCTTTTCTTGTTCATATGCACGATCAGCGGGGGGAAGGTTGGGTGCAGAAGGCGCTGATAAAGGATTGGCACTTGGGTTCCAATCCGTAGGACCGTATTTACCCATTTGGATTCCATTAAGGATGGAAGAATTTCCACTAGGTGAAGCTACTCCAGGTGCCGTCATTGACCGCATTTGTTCCGGAGAAAAACGCGGTTGTGCATTAAAGATCCCTCCAAAAAAATTTTTAAGTGCACTTGCCGCAGGAGCTAACGGTGCATTGGGATCCCCATAACGATACTCACCTTCACTGGTTAAAAACCGGCGGCCCTTACCAGGAACGTTTACCCATTTTCCATCAGCCATTACCGATAATTCTCCGCTAAAAAGATACGTGTGCCAACAGATACGTCAGCGGGCCCAGGCATGGCCTGTATAAACTCAGCTCCTGATCTTTCGTACCTATAACGAGCCTGGAAAGGATCTTTATAGTTTGGTACGTAAAGAATATTAGCTAGACGATTGGTTTCGTATAAATAAATTTCGTCCCAGACTTTTAATGCTTCTTTAGCATTACTGGAACGAATCGTACGATCAACGTCGCCTGCAATATTTTCCACACGAGTGGAAGGAGTAAGCGCAACCTCAGTTTTCTTTTCGGCTGTATCACAACGGCCAATCTGAATAACGATTTTGTCGTAGAAGTATGAGTCGGGAACCGTATTAAGGGATTCCTCCAAGCGGGCATAATCCCCTGCTGGAACAGAAACCACGTAGTAACCTAAGTGGTAACGTACTCTACTTTTGTCAAAATCACCGAGCTTCACAAGTCAGGGCCTTGTTTATGTTTCATTATAAGTTGAAGTAATCAACTAAACAACTGTAAAGCTTGCTGCGGTGTAATCGCTGGAGTCTGAAGAGGTCCCATATATTCATTCATTGTTTGCTGTCGACGTTGCATTGCATTTGCCAGTGCACCAGCAATTAGTTCATCTTTCAAAGATGTTTGCTTACCCATCAAAGTTTCAATTAAAGTATTTGTATTATTTTCGTTTTGCTGGGTAGTGTCTGGTGCAGGTAGTTGAGGTGCTGAGGGTGCAGGCATAATATCAGTCAATTTGCCTTCTGGTGTTTTATATCGTCCGGTAGCTAACCACTCAAGTTGTTGTTCTGAAATTGGTTTGTTGCCTTCCAGGGCAAGATGAACGTGTGTATCGTGTCCTTTATTACCCGGACCAAGAGCTTCATTAAATACACCAAGTTGTTTTGCACGCCAAGACAACTCACCTGTACGTTGTTGCCATGGTTTAGACTCACCTCCTTTATACGCAGGTGACATGTCAGGGCGCCAATCGCGTACATCAATTGCCAAGCCAGTGGGGTGATATCCAGTTGGAGAATGTCCACTACCTACACCACCAAATGCAGGATTTTCTCCAATATTTAAACCATATTGTTGAAGAAATTTACCGACATCAACAATGCTACGTGACGCCATTACTACTGTTTATTTTTAATTTTAATACTAAAAACCCCCGGTTTCCCAGGGGCAGAAGGAGAGAGTTATTAGACGCGAATTAGATCTGCCGAAAATACCGAGTCCCAATCAATTCGTTTAATTTGACGTAACTGCTCGAGATTACTGAATCTTTCACCGGAAAGGGACAGTTGAAGGTCCTTGATTTCTCGAGCAGTCTTCAAACCAATTCCTTTGATGTGGTCTGCGATCATTTGGGCGGTTGCCCCATTGATATTCAGACGAGTATCAGGAGGAAAATTACGAGGCTCTTCGTTGGATGCTTTGTCCTTTACCTGAAGAGTTTTTACCTTACGCGTAGCTGGCTCATCGGGTTCAAGCTCAGTTTTGTAAGCGGTATAAAGGCGGCCGTCCTGGTCTTCGACCATGAACCAATCACCATCATCCCATTCACTAATGATTCGAACTCGTGCTCCGGTTTTGCGGTGACGGTGAAGAATCTCTTCAGAGACGGTAGACATAAGACCAGATTTTTACAACCTGGTCTTAGTTTAACCTAATTAGCTGACAGTGCGGCCCAGTAGGTAATCTTCGATGTCGTCATAACCAGGAGCTTCATCCGGCTGGATGTAGCAGACTTCAACAACGAAGTAACCGGCACGACCAGCAGCCTTATCGGCGGCAGAGATGTACCAACCACCAGAAGCAGCAGTAGCCGTGGTAGCTTCGCGGGCAAGCACGTTGTAGTTAACAGCGCCGGTAACTTCTTTATAGACATTACCAGCAGTGACGCCAGCAGCACCCGTAGCAGTCAGCACGGGAACGTTGCTTACATCGGCGACACCAGCAGCGAAGAAGACTTCGGCAGGTTGGCTACCTGAAGTAGTGGAAGAAAGGTTTGCCTGAGCAACACCTTCACCCACACCAGCACTGGAAACAAATCCAGTAGCGAAAGTGAAGACGGTACCAGTTGCGGCGTAGATACCAGAAGCAACGCGACCATCACCCCAACCAGAAGCTACGGAAAGGGTGGTGCGATACACGTAAGCAGGATAAGTGGTGGAACCACTGATCACCATGCCGGTAATGTCAGTACGAGTGTCGTCTTGCCGATAAGGGGAAGGAACGATCACACTACCTGAAGAAATGGCGCCATCACCAGAAGTGGTGGTGACGGCCACATAACCGCGTTGTTGAAAATAACGATAACCAGGGATAGCCAGAACAGAAGTCGGGCCGCCTTTGGAAGCATCATTGCTGCCGCTGTCATCGGTATCGATGTTCTTATACCAGCCGTTCAGAGCATTAGCCCAGTTGCCGGGATAGATTTTTTTAGACGAAAGATAGGACATTTATTTTTCCTTTATGTTTATTTGCTATCAGATGACGCCATCATCTTGGAGGTAGCTGTAGGCAGTAGTGATGAAGTCCTTGTTCAGGATTTCGAAACCAGCATACAGTTGCCAGATGAGGATGATGAAGCGGCTGAAGTCATCATTGTTATTGATGAGCACTTGAGCGTTGGGGCCACCGATACCAACACCAACAGCCTGAGGGCCAAAGAAGAAACCTTGAGCAACTTCACTAGAAGCAAAAGGAGAAGCGCCAGTAAAAGAAGTAGAAATGCTCTTAGTCGGGAAGTTAGTCGACTCAAAGAACTTCACACCTTCAAACTGAACACCGGTTGGCATCACTGGTTCCCCAGCAATGAAATAACCTTGGCCAGCCTGGGGACCCATGTAGAAACTGGCGTTGTTAGGCATCATGGGATTACCCATGTACATGCCTTGACCAGGATTACCAGAGTAACGGGCAATCTCACGGAAGTCAGGATCACGACGCAGATGCATCATGAACGTAGGATCGCAAATGCAACGATACAGACCATCAGCGAAGGTCGGAACATTACGCTTACGCAAGTCCTTAACAACGGTCAGAAGATCAGTACGCACCGAGAACTGCTGCACTTGTGCAGTATATTCAGCGGCAGAGTAAGAGATCTGACCAGAAGAGTTTTTAATCTTGCCACCAGGGAAGAAATAACCACCTTGGCTGGAAGAAGCGGCACCATTGGCTTCAGCTTTGGACAGCTCGTCAATGAAAACGCGGTCACGCCACCGGCGATAGTCGTCAAGCAGCGTCAGGCTACCAATCGACTGGTGGAACATATTCAGGTTACCAGTATCCAGCAACATGCGCTGGGCGGTAATCAGAGTTTCACGAGCGATCTTAAAGGTGCTGGGCTGAGTCGGATCACCGGGGTCGGCAGGACCGGTGTACTCCTTCAGTACAACAAGCACCTTTTCTTTGGTGATGTTGCGGCTGTTGGCAGTACCAATGGTCTGGTCAGCAATGCGCTCGCGGCTATCCTTAGTGCCGGGGTTGCCCCAGAACTTGTAGCGGTCGAGCTGAACGGTTTGGCCTGGCTGACGAGTGAAGTCGTGAACGACCACGGGCTCGACAGCCATTTCGCAGATATACGCCGGGTGCGGGCGATACAGTTCTGCGCCAAGGATCTTGGGGAAATCAGTATCAAGGAACACTTTTGTTTATCCTCCTGTACGCAGGATTAGATTTATCGGGTGAAAGATTCAGACAAGAATGTCTTATCTAAAACAAATTTTAGCAGTTGATAATTTATCAACCTAAATAACGCAGTGTGGGCGTAGAAGTACGCGCCATCTGTGTATTACTGGAACCATAAGATTCCGGATCAACTTGTTGGTTTTGTTCAAGTCCAGGAATACCAAACATCCCAGCAATGTTAGAAACACCGCCGCCAGCTAGACCGCCAACAGCACCTGCTCCCAATAAATAAGTTGGAAGACCAACTGTATTTATTGCTGCCTGTGTTCTGCCTAAGGTAGCCTTCACGTCTTTCCTAGCCTGAGATGGATCCACACCTGCACGCACGGTGCCATTTAAAAATTTACTAACAAATTCAGCTTGTTGAATTTCCTGTGGTGTCATTTTTGCTTTACGCGAAACTGCCCCAGGATTTTCCAAATTGACATTGCCAATGTTACGGTAGAGTCTACTTGCTTGGCTTCTAATACCAGGCATGTTAGCCCCTAGTAAAGCGCCTAATGCACCCGCTCCTGCTGCTTCAAGTCCCAAACGACCCGGACCTTTTTCTTCAGTCTGTTCAGCAGCAACGTTACCTAAAGTAGCAAGACCAGCAGCACCAAGGCCACCAGCCGCCGCCGAAGCCAGAGGATCCCGGCCGATTTTACTTGCGTATCTACCGGCTAAATTAAACATCTCACTCCATCACAAACAATTTGTTTGCAAGAACTTGGGGCTGAGCTTGGTTAATGACGCGCCAGGCATTCTGGGGATCACGAGCCATAGCTTCATTAAATGAACCCCAGAAGTTTTCAGGTTGCTGGGGAGCGGCTGCAGCAGGGGGTGCAGGGAACTGACCTTGTTGGAAAGTGACAGGTTCAGTGCGGTAACCAGGGGTTTCCAGTTGCTGCTCACTTTCGTACACGGGGTACGGACCTTCAGGACCAAAGAACTTCAACGTGTAATCGCTAAGAACATCGGG